GGTCACTTCAAAGAGGAAGACCGTTGAACCGGATCGGGGCACACGCAAAAGCTAATGGTCATAATAAGTATAGTATAGGTGTTTCAATGGTAGGTGGATATAATTGTAATAGTGGTAATCCACACTATAATAAATTTATTAGTGCCGAGTCTATCACATCAGAACAATGGAATACTTTAGATCAATTTCTTAAAGCTTTTTATGTTGTATGGCCTGGTGGTCAAGTTTGGGGTCATAACGATACTGATCCAGAGTCAAAGGTTGATCCTGGAATTGATATGCAAGAATATGTGCAAAATAAATTTAAGAAGAAAAATAAATCCGCATCGGGGACTCTTCCACCCTTGTCTCCTTCCGAACTTGTAGGCGCAAGTAACACTAATGCAAAACCTTCGTAGAGGATAAATCATGGTTACCGAAAATGATAATATAGAAGAAAGAATTGCAACCGACGGGAAAGCTCAGGTTAATAATGAAGGTGTGCCTACAGACGGATTTGTTGACCCAGACGGAAAATATCCTAAAGATGAATATGTTGGCGAACCATCAGTTAATAAGGGATCACGTGGAACAAAAGTTCATAATTTAAAAATTAAAAATGGTTCCATAGGCTGTGAGACAACTTTAGTAAAACAACCAAAAGCGATATATCCCTTAAATCAAGTGAACGAGTCAACATCTGGTCATATAATTGAAATTAATGATACTCCTGGCGGAGAAAGAATACTTATTAAACATAAAGATGGTGCAGGTGTTGAAATAAAACCCGATGGTACTATTATTGTCAATAGTTTAGGTAATAGAGTTGATTTAGTATCTGAAAATCATACTATGGCTGTAGAAGGTAATGGTTGTATCACATATTACGGCAATTTAAATCTTACTGTTCAGGGTGATTATAATTTAGATGTGAAGGGTGATTATAATGTAAAAGTTGGCGGGAATAATATATTAAATGTTATAGGCAATTATCGTAAAAATATTGTCGGACTGTTTAATGAAGTAATACAGAAAACGAAAACATCTACTGTACTACAAAAAGTTGCTAATACATATTTAAGTGGATTTGGTACTTACACAAAAGGCACATTTAATAATGAAGTAGATGGTACTGCAGAATATTCACATAGTGGTAATACATATATAACTTCTGAATCTGAAATCAGTATGTCTTCACCAAATGTAAATATTGCCGCTTCAGATATTTCAGTATTCGGAGATGATGGAACTATTGGTGGCGACAATGTAACAATGTTTTCACAAAATAGTTATGTAGGTAGAACTTTGCATGCAAGTGAAGTCGAAGCAAAGAAAACTATGAAAGCAAAAGTATTTCACGGCAGTTTAAATGGTACAGCAAAAGGTGCACTGAAAGCTGGTACTGCTGCCCTAGGAGCGTCACACAGTGGATCTGTAGATACTACTGCACATAGTAAAGAAGATCCTGTAGCACAAGGTAAAAAATTTAAACCAACTTCAACCATTGTCAATGCATTTCTATTCAATGAAGATAGAGGTGTAAGAGAAATTAGAATTGACAGAGATGGTGGAATATTAGATGGCATTAATCAAACTAAAAATTCTGGTGGTATAACAGATAAAAAATTAGATACTGGAGAAGTAAGATCAAAGTTGAAAGAAACTTCTAATCTAAAAAATAATAAATTTTTGGAAAGCCAGGTTGCAAATGAATCACTTAATTCTGAATTTGCTTCTGTGGCACCAGAAAAAATTGGCAGAATAAAAGGTATAAATCAAACAGCAAGAACTGGCTATACACCAATAGGTTCAAGAAGGGAAGAAGCCCTAAGTAAAAAATATACACTTAGAGAGTCTTCATCTCGTGGAGTAGAAAGAACTATACCCGTTGATTCTAAGTATGATCCTAATAAACAAAGTGATATTACTATGGGAACTAATCTTGGAAGTGGTATTCCTATTTCTAAGTTTATAGCTGGAGCTAAAGACCCCATAAATTTAAATCATACAACTAGCGCAGAACAAAGAAAAAATATAGCAAGGAATTTATATCCTCAGTCTGAAATAATTAATTTATTTTATCAGCTTGATCAATTTCAAGGATATAACTTAGTAGTTGTTGAAGGCTTATATAAACCCGGACCTGAAGAAACTTTGACTCCCGGAGGTATTAAAGAATCCGCTAAAGATGGCAAGTTTGTTGTATATGAAGTCTATGACTCATTTACTGGTCAAATTTCTAATAGTAAATCTTTTGATTTTGCTGTATATTTAAAAGATAATACTAACTATGAAAATTTAATTATGTACTATGATAATTATAACACTGATGGATCTTTACACTCTCAGGTAGGCGTTGGTATGCCGACTATACCAGAAAATTATACTGCATTTTTTAATAAAAATATTAAAACAGTTTATAACGGTACATTACAGACAACAACAGACTTAATCGAAGTATTACCTTAAAAACATTATAAATAATACAATAAAATAAGAGAAAAATATGCCATCAAGATCATTATCAATTGAAGATAGAAAATTAGATGCTGGAGTAAAAATAGTTGCTTCAAGCAGTAGGATATATTCGGATATTGATTTAGCATTTAAAAAGAAAAAGAATGGTGATATATTTAAAAAGACTGACGCTAATGCGGTAAAACAAGCTGTTAAGAATTTAATTCTTACAAATCACTATGAAAAACCTTTTGTACCTTTCTTTGGTGGAAGTATTAGAGATATGCTGTTTGAACTTGGTGATCAGTTTTTAGATTTTGAAGTAGAGCAAAGAATAAAATTAGCAATAGAAAATTATGAACCAAGAGCTGAAGTAATAGACGTATCCACTTCATATAGAGACTATGCAAATTCTCTTGACGTATCAATAACTTTTGTTATATTAAGTACAAATGAAACAATTACACTAGAAACAGAAATTTCGAGGTTGAGATAATGGCCACAAATATTACATCAACAGCTTTAGATTTTGATGCTATAAGAAATAGTTTAAAAACTTATTTTGCACAGCAACCAGAATTTTCTGACTATAACTTTGAAGCATCTGGCTTATCTAATGTATTAGATGTTTTAGCTTACAATACACACTTTAATGGGCTTACCGCAAACTTTGCAACTAATGAAGCATTTTTAAATACTGCGCAATTAAGATCATCAGTTGTATCACATGCCGAGGCTCTTGGTTATAGACCAAGATCAAGAACCCCATCATCTTCTTCACTCACGCTATATGTTAATCTTTCCGGCGTTGCAAATCGGCCATCTTCAATAACTCTAACTTCTGAGTGGGTATTTAATGCATCTAATGAGTCTGAAACTTTTCAATTTATAACAGATAAAAATTATAGCGCACAAGATGATGGAAATGGATTATATAGATTTTATGATGCAAATGGGAATTCGGATATTAAAGTTTTTCAAGGCGAGTTTAAAACAAAAACTTTTATTGTTGATGATACAGCAGAAAATCAAATATACGTTATACCAGATGAATCTCTTGATACCGGAAAAATAACAGTAAATGTTTATGATACACCAACATCTACAAAATTTACTTCATATTATTTCTTAGATACTGCACTTACTGTGGACTCAACTACTGCATTCTTTGATATAAAAGAATCGCCAAACGGATACTATGAGATTAATTTTGGTGATGGTAAGAGTTTCGGTAAATCTCCTGCAGTTGGCAGTAAAGTTGTAGTCAGATATTTTTCTTCAAGAGGAACTGATGCAAATGGATGTACTGGTTTTAAAAGCGCAAATAGTTTTGTTTTAAATGATGTAAACTATCCTGTTAATATTCAAATACAAAAATCTTCTACAGAAGGTTATGAAAAAGAAACAATAGAATCAATTCGTAAATTAGCACCACTTCAATTTGCAGCTCAGAAAAGATTAGTAACATCTGCAGATTACAGAGCAATGATTTTATCTAACTTCCCTGTTATAAAAGATGTTGCAGTATGGGGCGGAGAAGATAATGTCCCTATTGATTATGGTAAGGTGTATATTAGTCTTCAATATCAAGATGGAACATCAGATGCAGTAAAAACTGCAACACAAAATAGCATTGAAACTAACTTTACTAATCAACTTTCTGTTATGTCAATTTCAAATAAATATGTAACTCCTGAAGAAACATATTTAGAAATAACGGGTAATTTTAATTATGATCCTAGTTTAACTAATGATACAGGTTCTGCTATCCAAACAACTATTACAAATTTTCTACAAGAATATTTTACAAATACTTTAAATAGTTTTAATTCATCTTTTAGTAGATCAGAAGTATTAACCGAAGTAAGTGATTTAAATAGAGCCATACTTTCGGCAAAGATGGATCTTAAGGTTCAGCAAAGAGTAGATATAACTGTTGGTTCTCCTAAAAATTATAATATATATTTTCCAGTAATGTTAATTCCTGCTGAAGCGCAAGACTATAGTATTGAATCTTCAATGTTTAC